TATTACCTACTTTATTAGCAAGTATATCGCTTATTTGAGCAGAAGGGAATTTAATAATGGAACGTGACACTTCATCAGTACCATCAATTGAATAAAAAGTGCTAATCTCTAATATTTCATCTAACCCGGTATTAACTGTAGGGTAGAATGAATATAAAGTAGCACTCTTTTCAGGGAATATTTTATAGATTGCCATAGTTAGTAATTACTACATATAAATATGTTAACTACCAAACTATCTTATGCTAATAGTGCGTGATATTCTTTAAAATGTTTGATACGATCAGCTAAACCAATGGTACCACCATTAACACGTTTAGTGATAGACGTAACAACTGCATCAGTTGCACCACCATCTGCCATTTTATGTAAACCATTTTTATTAAAGAACCAAGCAGCAGATAATAATGCATATTTGTCCGCAACTGCTTGAGGATTAACTGTCATGTCTTCATTAATTGATTTACCAAATGCTGTGTAGTTATCCTTTCCTGTTAATTGGATATATCCACGACCACAGAATTTAGAACCTTCACCTGACGCTTCAGGTCCGTTACCCATTCTACCACCATACACTTTATTAGCGATTTTTTCTGGTTTGCGTTCGTATTGTTTAGCTAGAGCTTCATTTGGGAAATATTTTTTAAATATGCCCATTAGACCTTTAGCGCTGTAATTTAAATTTTCTTTTGTTAAACGGAAACCACCGGATTCGTGACCACATTGAGCTAAGAAATGAGCTAAGCGTAATGGAGTATTAATTTGAAATTTTTCCATTACAGCTGGAATTTGTTCAATAACTTTGTCAGGAACGTGTCCTTTTAATTTTTGTAAATTCATATTTTTAATTTTTAATAAGTTACAACTCTACCTTGAATATCTGTATCAGGATATCTAACCTCAAATATACAAGGATCAGCTGATGGGTAAACATTTCCATTTCTAGTAGCTCCTGCTATATCATATCCTAAGGCAGAATAAGTGCTACCTGTAATATCTTCTTTATTTATTATTTCTAATTTAACTACAGATTGAACACCTTTTGTTTGTAGTAAAATAACAGTAATTTCTGATAGTACAATTGGGCGATTGATTTGCCATTTATCTATATCAAAATAATTTTTTAGATTATTGATACATTCTTGTAATACAAGTTGATTACTAAAACCACCAACTACTGTTATATCAAAATTAACCCCTATATTAATATAAAATGCATCTCTAATATTAATAGCATCAGTTACCATTCTATATTCATTTAAATATGTAGATAAATTTTCTTTTAATGTTATGGTTGCTTGAGTTAATTGTTTATTTGAATTATAAGCTAAAACATACATATCTAAAGATAATGGATTTGAGGTTGCTGTTGGTGCTACTGTTTGTTGTGGGTTAGAGTTTAAATCTTGTGTAACATATACTTTAGATATACTACCATAATCAGAAGGAAGTGATAGTGCTCTAACAATATAATCATTTTTAGTTACAGCACGTAATTGAGATGAGTGAGCATACAAGGCATTATTTCTAATTTCTTCTATTTCATCAGCATTTCTACCACCTGAAGATGGGTTAGGATTAGTAGATATTAGGCTATTTTTAATAGTATCATCAGTAATTAGTGATTTAAAGTATACTGGGGTTAAATCAATATTTGTTAAATCATTAGCAGGTACATTTGAAGTAATACCACCACCAACTAAATATCTTACTGTTAAAGTAGTATTAGATGGAGCTAAACCATATTCTTGAGTGTAGAATATTGAAGTTTGATTATAATCATCTAGTAAATTAGATATACCTGGTACTAAACCTAATTGGATATTATCAGGTGTAGGAATTATATCATCATCAGATTTATTTGAAACTCCAGCTCCAAATTCTAACTGTAAACTATTATCAGATAATAATCTTGAAACAAATCTACGTGGTACACGTTTTAATTTTAATAAGTAAGGAACTTGGTCAGAATTATATGTTGGATTAGCTAATTTATCATAAATTGTAGATTGAGCTAAATAAGGAACTTCATACCATAGATTACCATCACTATCAGTTACATCTAAAATTTGTAATACATTAATATCACTTATATTAATTGTAGAAAATTTCTGTGGGGTTGAAAAATCAAATGTAGCTTCTTTTATTTCAGCCGATATAGCAGGAACTGATTTTCTAACTAAAAAAGTATCATTATCATAAAAAGTAATGATTGCACTTCCTGTATCTGTAAAGTCTACTTGTTGGGTAGTAAGAAATTTAACACCAGTAGAAATTGAAGTTATGGTTGTATTAGAAGGAACTATCAAACCATATGTTGTATCAGGAATTAAAGGATTTGAACCTGGTAAAGCCGGCATTTGTTGATATAGATCAATTGTAGCAGAGGAGGCATATGATGCTTTAGGTCTGTATCCTAAAACATAAGATATAGCATATAAATTTTCTTTTTCTTTAGCATACAATAAAAAATTTTCTTGAATTTGATTATCAAGATAAAATGACATTACATCACCCACATACGATGCCATTTCAATGAACATTGCTCCTGGATTAGCATCTGAAAAGTCATTATATGCTGTTGGAAAATAAGTTTTAGCATAGTTAATTAAATTAGATTTAAAATCACTAAAACTTTTATTTAAATATTGTATATTATTATCTGCCATTATTATTGAAATTGTACTGTTACTTGATCAGGGGTGTTTGAAATTATTAAACGATAATCTATAGTTACCGTTAATGTATTATAATCAATATTAGGTTCTACAGTAACATTTGTTAATTCTATTTCAGGAATAAAAATGTTAATAGCATCTATTATTTTAGTTTGTAATAAATCTGTATTAGATTGGGTTATATTATCGAATAATGATCTTCTTAAATCAGCGCCAAATTCAGGATTCATTATTCGCTCACCCTTATCTGTTAGTAATAAATTAATTAAATTAGATTTAATTTGTTCTTTAGTACTATATGTTTTATTAAATACGCCTTTAGCATTAAAAGGTAATGATACCCCAATTACAATATTTTTCTGTAAATCTAACGGATTTACTCGTATCGTTTGAGGTATTGGCATATTATCCTAAATTTCTTAATCCTGATCTATCTTGAGCGGTCATATTGTTAGCGGCATCATTAATAAATGCTAAATATGGATTTACAGGTTCGCCTGTAACCTCATCAACTGCTTTAATTACTTCTAATTTAGGTGTAGATGGTTGGAAACCAAATGCTTCACCCATTTGAGCAGCTAATTGGCTACGTACATCCCCGGGTAATGGGTTTGTTGGTACATTAGCACTAGTGAAATTCATTACTTTACCTTCACGTAATGCTTTTTTGTCTTGTTTAGCCATATGCTCTTCAAGAATATACGGTAATTCTTCATGAATAGCATCAATTACTGCTTCTTTGATTAATTTTTTAAATGCTTTAATGTTCATAATTATAAATATTTTATCCTTGTAAATTTTGTTGATCAATAATAAATTTTAACTGGTCTACTAATTGTTGTGGGTTTAAAGTGAATGAAAAATCGCTTTTAACTTGTTCTACTTCTCTAGTGTTTATAGCTACAGCATAGTGGCGTTTATTTCCTCTTACTACAAATTTAGGATCACTTTCTTGTTTAATTACAAATTTAAATCCTTTATAAGTACCAAAATCATTAGCTGTTGGTGGTGTAATTTCATTAGCTAATTGTAATAATCCATTATCATTGATAGTATTAATATCAGCTCTTGGATTTCGTTTTGCTAATTGTTCTTGTATACATGTAGATCTACGTAATCTGTTATAATAATCCTGATCAATTTCTCCTGGGAAACGATTAGTATCACATAATGGATCTTCACTAGAATTTCTGATTTGGTCTATGTAGCTGTTTAATTCATCATCAGTTAATAATTCTAATGTTTTAGCTTCAATACTTTCATTAATTTCTAATAATTGTCTTTTTAATCCCTCTAATATAGCAATAGCTGATTGTAACATTGGAATTAAAATAGATAATATAGCTCCTATACTATCACGTACTTTTTTAGCATTAGACCATAATATAGTTAATCTTTTAGCTATAGCAGCAATAGGTGCTGGTAGAATATTTAATAATGCTACTAATACTCCAAATACAGTCAATATAATATTTAAAGTATTTAATATTTTTAATAGAGAATTTATTCTAGATTGTTGTTGATTAATTTTACTAATACATCCATTTCTAGCTATTCTAGCTTGATTTAATTGGGGAAGAGTAACTGCTTCTCGTATAATAGTATTAGTTTTATTTACCAAGTTTTGTAGCCTAGCATTATCTGCTATTATTTTAACAATTTCTTGTACTACAATAGCTCCAGCTATTACTGCTAAAGTTTTAAATATATTTCTTTTTAATTGTTGAACTTTTTCAGATTGATAAAATGCTTTTCTACTTTCTCTATCAAGTTTAACTTTACCTACTTCCGTTTTAAACTCTAAATATTTCTCTACAGCAGGACTAATTTTATCTTCAATTATTTTTTTTAATCTAGCTTCTAAAGTGATCAATAAATTATCAACTATTCTTTTTTCAGCTTGATATCTATCATTTTCCTGAATAAGAGCTTCTTGGTATTCTTCTTCAGTTAATAAAGGAGGTGTATCGATTACTCTTCCAAATTCATAAGAAGTTTTAGGTTCTTTATCTAAAGCTAATTTAATTAAATTTTCAATATGAGTTTTTTCTAATTGAACTTTTCTTAAAATAGTTCTTTCAATTTCATTTTTCAACTTTGTAATAACATCTAAAATAGATCCAATTACTTTTTGTTTTACATTATCTATTATCTGCTGTCCAAAAGCTTGTGGATCTTTAATATTAGCTACAATATTATTAATATTTGCTGGAATATATGACGATATGTTGGATTGTAAGTCAGACATTATATAGTAAATGTAGATTTAGATAATAATAATTGAATTCTATTATAAAAAGTTTCTAATTGAGTTTGTAAAGTTTCTGAAGAGGCTCTTAATTTAGATGCAGGACTACCTTCAGGATCAGTAGATGCTGATGTGAGACTAAGAGCAAAACCATCTAGTGCTGCTATTAAATCTAAAAGAAATCTAGCTGTTTGATTCCCTAACATTAAAGGTTCTGTAGGGAGTGTATTATTAGATCTAGTACCTAAAAATATTTTAGGACTTATAGGTGATAACGTTGGGTTAGTTAAAGATCCTTCTTTTATATTTAAATGAATCCCTCTACTAGCATTAAGATTAATTATATTATTAGTAGAAATTTCAACATTATTCTCAGCAAATAACATTACATCATCAAATTTAGAATTTAATATAATTCTTCCTGCGTTTAATATTACTTGAGATTCAGTGTAGTCAGGAATACTAATTGGTAAAGTGATTGGATTAAAAGGAACTATTAAATTATTTCTTAAAGGAATACTTTGATTAGAAGTTAAATATATTGAAGAATCATCTTGATTTATTTGTTCAAGATAAAAATCTTTTTTAGAATCATAAGCATGTCCATTAGATATTATAGTAATAGGTTGAGTCTCTAATCCAACTTTACTCCATTCATTTGCATTACTAAATACTCTTGCAGTTCTTCCTAAACGAATTGAATTACCTGATCTGCCTTTAATAATATGATCACCTTCGTAGCTTAATAAATTTCTAATATTCTTATTTTCAACAAAATTTTTACCTACTGGGGCTTTTGGGTTTTGTGTTTGAGAATTTAGTTGTTGGTTATTCCATAAATTTATAGTACTAATATAATATTTTTGAGTAGAAGAAGGATTAAGTTGAGTAGATGGGGATGGTAATTCTTCTATTATATAAATTAATTCACCTAATAAAGGGTAATAAGATATATTTGGTAATAGTGGTTTAGCAATTTCACACTTATCAAATTCACTATCAGTAGTAATAGTATCTATATTTTTAGTTTTATTATAGTCTAAAAAGAATACTGTTCCTATACCACTATAACCTCCTACTTTTTCAAATTGTCTAAATGTTGGAGTATTATTTGTAGTTACAACACCCATAACTTTACCTATCTTAACATTAGTTGGTTTTGATGAAGCTACTGAGTTGGGTGATTTGTTAATTCCTGATGAAAATGAACCTACACCTGTTTTTATATTTAAACCTTCTGCCATTACTTAATAGTTTCGTATTGAAGTTGTTGAGTTTTAGGAGCTTGCTCTAATAATTTTTTACCTTCGTCTTGAATATCTTTTTGTTCAGCTAATAAAGCTTCAATTTCACTCATATCAATTAACGAATCAGCTGATGAACTATTAGAAGATACAGCACGTTGTGCGATAGCTGCCATTTTAATTAATTGTTCGTTATTTTTTACATTAACATCAATCAAATCTTTAACGGTAGGCATCAACATTGTTGCGGAACCCGCGTTAGCTGTTGCCATTGGTTTCATAGTATCTATAAAATCTCCAATTTGTTTATCAATATCTTTATTATTCTTATGTATTTGTTTAAACAGATCCGATAAAGATGTGTTACCAAATATTGTTACATCGTCAAAATTAGCCATAAAATGCGTTTACGTATAAATATAAGTAATTAAATCTTTATATACCCGTGATCATAATACTCATTATATAGCCGAGTACGTAATGTGTCTAACTTTTTAATAATCTTAGTAATCTGGGGGGTGGATACATCTGTCATTTCGCGGATATAGATGTATAAAGCCTTTTTATTAAATATTTCTAGCGTTTCACGCTTACGAAACAATTCAATAATAGCGTCGGCTGTCTGAGCATCATGTTGTTTTGGAAATAAGGTGTGGATATGTTTATCAATATACATTATATACTGATTGATGAATAGATTTGGAGAGTGCATTTCATCAATAGCATCCATTGATTCATATAGTTGAGTTTTATCTTCGTCTATATCTTCAACATCAGCTTTTTCTTGTAACTTTTTATAGTTATTCTCATTATAAACAATAAGGTAACGTTTAGCAATAGTTCCAAAGTAACTAAATGCTTTACCTTTTTCAGCCTTATATAAGTGTAATTTTTCAAGCAAGAAAGTAATAACTTCATGCTTTAAATCTTCAATAGTATCCGTATCGGTATAGTAAAACTTAAATGTATGAATAATATTTTCGGCTAATTTATAAAAACCATATTTAATACGATCATTATAAATGCGATTACGCTCAGCTGTATCAACAGTAATAAGATACTCTACAATAGCATCCTCAGTATCTTGAGTAAAATAAATTCTTGGTTCTTTTGGTTTACGCTTACGAGGTTTACCGCGTTTAGTTAACGCTATCGTTTCATCATCGTCTCCGAATATATCGTAGTCGTAATCTTCTTCATATGGATATGCCATGTTATTATCTTAGTTTTAATAACAGTATACGAAAGGAAAGTAACGTAACCAAACTAGTTTTTACGTGTATTGAATTGACTTACTAAAGTTTGAATTTCTCTTAAGTTTTGAAAAAACGTTCCAACTTCATCATCGGCTTGAAAAGCACCTTGTAAATCTAATTCTTTTAATCTACTTTCCCCATCAGCAGCAATAATACCAATAGCATCAATATATTCTTGTTGTTGAATAAATGCTCTTTCTAAAGCATTATTACGTCTAATAAGTAAAAAAGCTCCAATAATAGCCAATTCAATTAAGTGGATTATAACCACCCATAAAGCAATTATCATAATAAATTATTGTCTAGGTGCAAATTGTTGTTCAAATTCATCCGGCTCAATAGAAACCATTTCACGAATAGATTCAATTTGTTCTTTTAATTGTTCAATAGATTCATTTACATCGTTTTGTGTACCGCCTCTATTTATTTGGATGTCAACTCTACTTACAATTGTTCCTAAATGCGTTAATTTGTCTAATACGTTATTTTTGTATCTCATAGTATATGTTTATATATAAATATATGTGTTTTTCCGTTCCCGC